GCTGCCGCCTCTGCCGCTGCCGGTGCAGAACACGGTGCACAGCCTGCACGCCCGCTGGGCGGCAGAGGAAGCCGCCATGCGCCGCAGCCAGCCGGGCTTTGACCTGAAAGCAGAGCTGAAGAACCCGGAGATGCGCCGCCTGATGCAGCTGCCCGGCATGCGGGTGCAGGACGCCTACCGCCTTGCCCACTACGAGGATGCCCTGCGCACCACGGCACAGACCGTGGAGCAGGGGGTAGTAGAGCGGGTGCAGCAGCGCGCCGCGCGTCCGCTGGAAAACGGCCTGCGCCCCGGCGCAGCTGCCTCGGTACGGCCGGACGTAGCCGCCATGACCCGCGCCCAGCGGGAGGCCTTGGAGCGCCGTGTGCTGCACGGTGCACAAATTGAACTTTAACCTGACAGGAGAAAGGAAAAAAGCATGATGAATTTTAACATCCAGCTGTTTGCGGACGCGCAGACCAACACCACCGGCACCATGTCGGTGGAGATGAAGACCTTTTACGAGAAGCGCCTGATCGATCAGGCAGAGCCGCGCCTTGTGCACGACCAGTTTGCGGATTACTACCCTGTGCCCCAGAACGGCGGCAAGACCATCGAGTTCCGCAAGTACGACAGCCTGCCCAAGGCCAGCACCCCGCTGACCGAGGGCGTTACCCCCAATGGTCAGGCCCTGAACGTGACCAGTATCACCAGCGACCTGCACCAGTACGGCGGCTGGACCCCGCTGACTGATGTGCTGCAGATGACCGCCATCGACAACAACGTTGTGCAGGCCACCCGCGTGCTGGCAAGTCAGGCCGGCCGCACCATGGACAGTATCACCCGCGATGTGCTGGCGGGCGGCACCAATGTCATCTACGCCCCCAAGCTTGGCGCAGATGGCACCGAGACCGCCGTTACCAGCCGCAAGGCGCTGGACAAGAGCTGCACCCTGACCCCGAAGCTGTTCTTTCAGGCAGCGGCGCAGCTGGGCGCAATGAACGCCGACCCCATCGGTGACAGCTACGTTGCCATCATCCACCCCTATGCGGCCTATGACCTCAAGACCTGCAAGGAGTTCATGGAGGTGCACAAGTACGCCGACCCCGACACCATGTTCCGCGGCGAGATCGGCAAGCTGGGCAACATCCGATTTATCGAGACCAGCGAGGCCAAAATCTGGAAGGACGACACCTGCCCGACGGGTCTTGCGGTGTTCGGTACGCTGGTGCTGGGTGCCCACGCCTACGGCGTGACCGAGCTGGAGGGCGGCGGTCTGGAACACATCGTCAAGCAGCTGGGCTACGGCGACGACCCGCTGAACCAGCGCGCCTCTGTGGGCTGGAAGGGTATGCGCGCCGCCGAGCGTCTGGTGGAGCAGTACATGGTGCGCATCGAGAGCGTGTCCAGCTATTCCACCACTGCGGCGGCAAACTGAGCCAGCCGGAAAGGAGAAGCTATGGCAGAAAAGAAGAATGTCCGCATCCGGCTGTTCAAGGACAACAGCCGGTACAAGGGCGATCTGTTCGTGAGCGTCAACGGCGTGAACTACAAGATCCGCCGGGGCGTGGAGGTGGAAGTGCCGCCTGAAGTGGCCGAGGTGCTGGAACACAGCCAGCAGCAGGACGAGTACACCGCCGCCCGCATCGCTGCGGCAGAGACTGCGGCCCAGTAAAATAAGACAACGCGGCCCGGCAGAAACGGCGGAGAAGGCCGCTTCTGCCGGGCCTTTTTGGAAAAAGCGAAAGGAGGCTTTTTATGACGGTAGGAGAAGCGATGGAGCGAGCCGAAGAGCTGCGCCCGGGCAGCCGTGTCGCGGCCCGCACCCGGCAGCGCTGGCTGTGCGAGGTGGACGGGATGCTGCGGGAGAAATTTTTCCGGCCCAGCAGCGCCGACAGCCGGGAGGGCGTGGGCGCGGACATTGCGTGGGACAACGGTCTGCGGGATGACGACGTGCTGCTGGTGCCGCCGCCCTTCGACAGCCTGTACCCGCACTATCTGTGCGCCATGACGGACGCCGCGCTGGGCGAGAACGACCGGTACGCCGGTGAGCAGGCTCAGTACAACAGCATCTTAGCCGAACTGGCCGCGTGGCTGCGGCGGAAGAATCTGCCCACCCGGGGCTGCAGCTGGCGTTGGTAAGGAGGGAGAAAGATGATACTTTCGAACCGGAACGGCCTGAAAAACACCCGGAACATGCTGCGGGTGTTCGGCGGGCTGAACGAGACGTACAGCTGCACCGAGGCAGAGTACAGCGCGGGCATCAACTTTTCGGCCCGGAATTTCCCGGCCCTGAGCACCCGTCTGCCCCGGCGGAAGCTGCGGGAGGAAGCAGACCTGAACGGGATGTATCACCTGAACGGCCTGTTGACCGTCTGCGGCAGAGACCTCGTCTACACGCCGGATGACACGGATGAGATGGAAGTGACCCTGAAAGACGCCGTGGAGAACAGCAAGAAAACGCTGGTGGGCATCGGAACGAAGATCCTGATCTTCCCGGACAAGCTGGCTTTCGACACTGCCAGCCGGAAGGTGAGCGCTCTGGGCGCGGTGTGGTCGGGCAAAAATACCAGCGTGGAGTTTGCACCCTGCGACGCGGAGGGCAAGGTCTACGAGGTGAGTGGCTGCGGCCCTGCTGAACCCGACAAGCCGACGGACGGTCAGCTTTTCCTGCGGGTGGAAGACCCGGAAAAGCCATGGAGCAGCGAGAGCACGCTGGAAGTATATAGTGAGGCGTCCGGCAACTGGTCGGCGGTGGTGCTGGACTACTGCCGCATCTCGGCAAAGGGGGTGGGGACAGACTTTGCGGCAGAGGACACCGTGACCCTCACCGGCTCTGCAGCGGAACAGGCCGGGCAGTGGAACGAGCTGGACGGCGACCGCATCGTCTACGACGCCGGCACAGATGCTCTGCGCGTCAAGGCCGACCCGGGCGGCGAGTGGTTCTATGGCCGTCTGACTCGCACCGGCGCAGCGGTAAGATGGGTGAGTCTGGACGGCAGCGTCAGCCGGGAGTTCGTCTCGGCAGAGGTGGTGGAGCTGGAACGCCGGGTGCCGGACATGGACTACCTGACCGAGTGCGACAACCGGGTGTGGGGATGCTCCAACAAGGAGAACGTCATCTACGCCTGCAAGCTGGGTGACCCCACCAACTGGTTTTCCTACCGGGGCATTGCCGCCGACAGCTATGCCGTGACCGTGGGCAGCGACGGGGCATTTACCGGCGCGGCTACCTGTATGGGATATGCGCTTTTCTTCAAGGAAAACACCCTTCACAAGCTTTACGGCTCCAAGCCCTCGGATTTCCAGCTCAGCAGCCTGCGCTGCCGGGGCGTGGCAAAGGGCGCTGCCCGGAGCCTCTGCGTCATCAACGAGACGCTTTATTATCTCTCGCCCGACGGCGTGATGGCCTGGGACGGCAGCATCCCCACCAAAGTCTCGACGGCCCTCGACCCGGCCCGGCTGCGGAACGTGAAGTCGGCGCTGGGCGGCGCGCTGGACGGGCGGTATTATCTGCACCTCGTGCGGGGCAGCGGCGAAGCCCAGGCCGTGCGGCTGCTGGTCTACGACACCGAACGGGGGCTCTGGCAGGAGGAAGATGTCTGCTCCTACGAGATGGCCGGAAGCGGCGGGCAGCTCTATCTCTGGGACGGAAAGGCCATCTGGGCCGCAGATGCGGACCGGGAGGAGAACTGGCAGCAGGCGGGCGGCATCGAGGACGGCGTGAGCTTCGAGCTCGTCAGCGGGAACATCGGGCTGGACAGCCCGGAAGAGCTGTATCTCTCCCGGCTGACGCTCCGGCTCGAGGCCGAGGTGAAGAGCCGCATCGAGGTGGCTGTGAGTTACGACAGCGGAGCGTGGGAGACACTGGCCCAGCTGACCGCCGACGGGCGGCGCTGCTTCGATGTTCCGTTTGTGCCGAGGCGGTGCGGGAGCCTGCGGTTCCGGCTGAAGGGCAGAGGTCAGCTCACCCTGCGCAGCCTGACCCGGACGAGCGCCGCCGCGAAGGGCGGCATTCTGGCACAGGAGGTGAACTGAACATGGCAAGTGTCACGGGACTTTCGAAGATCGGACTGCCCCATCTGAGCGAGAACATGGACGCGGAGGATGCCCGCGCCATCCGCAACTACTTATACCAGATGCAGGAGCAATTACAATATGTGCTCTGCAATCTGGACGTGGAAAATATGTCGGAGCCGCTGCGCGCCCGGCTGAACAGCATCCAGTGAGAAAGGAGAATTTATGAGCACCGAGAAAAAGAAAGAACAGCAGCTGCTGGAAGATGTGACTGCCCAGCCTGCAGTCCAGCCCTCCTACAGCACGGCGGGACTGAACAGCAGCAAAGAGGTGGAGAATGCACTGGCAAATGCGGAGTACGTCCCCGGTCAGAGCGTCACCAACGCAGCAGCGGACCTGAAAAACTGGCAGCAGAACCGTCCGGGCAAGTATGAGAGCACCTATCAGGGCCGCATCGAAGACCTCATCGGTCAGCTGCTGGAGCGGAACAGCTTCCAGTACAGCTATGCACAGGACCCGCTCTACCGCCAGTATGCCCAGCAGTACACCCAGAACGCCCGCAACGCCAGCGCGGACGCCGCCGCACAGGCTGCGGCCCTCACCGGCGGCTACGGCTCCAGCTATGCGGCCAGTGTGGCCCAGCAGGCGTACCAGCAGCAGATGGGCGCGCTGAACGACGCCCTGCCGTCCCTCTACCGGCTGGCGTTGGACACCTACAATAGTGAGGGCGACGATGTCGTGACCCGAATCGACCAGCTCAACACGCAGGAGCAGAACGCACAGGCGCAGTATAACGCGGAGCTGTCGGACTATTACAGTCAGCTCGACCGGAAGGGCAGCGCCTACAATGCTGCCTACGAGCAGGACTATGGTCGCTATCAGGACTATCTGGGCCGGCTGAACACCCTGTACGGCTACTATTCCAATCAGGAGCAGCAGGCCATCGCCAAGCGCCAGCAGACGTTCAATAATGTGCTGAGCATTCTGGGCGTTATCGGCGACGCGGTGCAGCTGGCCATCACCGGAACCACTGGCATCGGCTCGCTGGTGGGTACACTGGCCAACACCGGGTATAATATGTATGCCAAAGACCGCGCCTACGCGGCCGAGCGTGCTGACGCTGCGTGGGACCAACAGATGCAGGAGACCCAGCGGCAGGACAGCCTTGCCCAGCAGAAGTACAAGAACGAGCAGGCGGAGCGGCAGTATCAGGACACCCTGCGCCAGCAGGAGTTCAACAACAATGTGACCAGCGAAAAGCTGAATATCGCCAAGGGCGAATGGGCGCTCAAGCAGTCCAAGGCAGCCCAGAGCGCCCAGCAGGCTGCGGCAAACGCCGGGGCAAAGAGTGCGGGCAGTTCGGGAGGCTCGGGCAGCGGGTCGGTGCTGTCGTCCGGAGGCGGCACCATCGTACCTTACAGCGCAGCCCGCCTCTACCGGCAGGGCAGGAGCGACACGGCCATCCGCAGCGAACTGCTGAAGGAGGGCTACTCCAACGATGAGGTCGCCAATATCCTAAAGCAGTTGGGAAGCTGAAAAATACGAAAAGGCCGCAGCGTAGAACACGGAAAGGTGTTCTGGGCTGCGGCCTTGGGTCGTTTGAGTTTTATTTATAAGATGGGTGAGGAAGTAAAGGGCGTTGTTGCTGCGATAGACATTCCTAGAGATTGGAACCCGCGGGCTAAGCAACAGCCCACTGGGCTGATTGCTTACGCCGTCGCTGACGCGCCGTCGCCGCCCTGTTCGAGTCCCACTGGACATCCCCACAATAGAAAAAGACCCGCAAGCATATGCTCGCGGGTCTTTTTAGTGGGGTGCCCAGTGGGACTCGAACCCACGGTCTCCAGATCCACAATCTGGCGCGTTAACCGACTACGCTATGGGCACCACATCAATGCGCCCGAAGGGACTCGAACCCCCGGCCCACTGCTTAGAAGGCAGTTGCTCTATCCACCTGAGCTACGGGCGCACGTTGTTATCCCATTGGGTTCTGATATGGTTCGCAGCTGTGAGTCGAAGCACGCTGCGAGAAGTATAATACCATAGCCCCGGGGTTCTGTCAAGAGAAATTTGAAACTTTTTTGCGCTTTTTGCAAAAGGCTTCTCACAGCAGCCACATCCCCACAAAGCCGAACGTAAGCCCGAAGGCTGCGCCTGCCAGCACATCCCGGACGAAGTGCGCCCCAGAAAGCACCCGCAGCAGACAGATGAGGGCGGCGATGGCCAGCATCACGACGCCGACGGCAGGGTAGAAGTAGAGCCACACCATCCCGAGGACGGCGGCACTGAGTGCGTGGCGGGAAGGGCAGGAATTGCCGTGGGTCTCCTTAGATACCAGCGGCACGAAGCCCGGCTGCTCATAAGGGCGGGGAAAGTTGAGCCTCGCCCGCAGGATGGTTCCCAGCCAGAACGCCAGACCCGGAACGAGAATGGCCCGGGCAATGACCTGCATAAAATCAAGAGCGCCGCCGCCCCGTCCGATGGTGAGCATCGTGAACCACCGGAGGTTGAGCAGTACCAGAAGCACCGGATAGCAGACGAAAGGCACGAGGGGGAGCCAGCGGTTGAGCAGGATGATGCTCTCCCGCAGGGCGGGATGTCCCTCGAGCCAGTCTGTCAGTTTTTTATATCGTTCCGGTGTCATGCTGTTCCCTCCCTGAGAGATTCATTCAAAACAGGTGTTGAGATAGTTTTCTACATCGAAAGGCTCCGGCGTGGAGTCCTTGCGCAGGTAGAGGGGATGGTGGGGGTGGCCCTTTTTGCTGCGGGGGCCGAAGGTCACCCAGGGGATGTTCTTTTCCCGCGTCAGGGCAACCATCTCCCGCATCAGGCCGGGCAGATAGTCCCGCTTTTCAATCAGAGTACCCCATGCGGCCCACATGGTGGGCTCGGTCTGGGCCAGCACGGCCTGCAGCCAGCGGAGATTTTCATCGCAGAGGGTGCGGTCAGGCGTTTTGTCCATGTCGTTGGGGTTGGTGGCCCGCTGGGGGTAGACGTTGAACATGATCCAGCTGTCAAAGCCGTTGGCGTTGGCCAGACGCTCGACGCTCTTCAGAGTGGGGTCCAGCGCACCGGGCTGGGCGGTGCTGGGGTTGATGCCGATGCACACCAGCGGGCGGCGGCCCACCCGCCCCAGCACATAGCGGTAGGGCTGGTAGGTGTGGGGCTCGTAGTACCACAGACCGCCGGGATATTCGTCGGCTTCCAGCCGGGGAAGAGTTTCACAAAGCATAGCTTACCTCACAAGAAACGTGTGTTTCTTTTATCGTACCTTAAAATTTGTGCGAAAGCAACACCTTGCGGCGAGAAAGTCTCCCATAATTTCGATTTTCATGCTATACTATCCCTTAGAGGAAAGTATCCCTCTTCGCTTGCTGAAAAAGCAGAAGGAGTTTTGTTTATGATAGAAGATTACCGCAGCGCCCAGCGTGCAGGCCAGCGCGCCTACCGGGCCAATGTGGCCCGGGGGCAGTCGCCCTATCTCGCGGTGCTGGACGACATCCTCACTGATGTGGACATCGTGGCGCAGGAGCCTCTGGGTCTGGTGGACATCCCGGCCGAGAGCATCGTGGGTACCAAGACCGCCGGACGCCACACCGCCTTTGCCTCTAATTTCATGCCTCTTCTCGACGACGACACCGAGTTTGCAGTCAAGTGGTCGAACCTCTGTGACGCCCATCTGGAAGAGGGCATCCACACCCCTATTATTGCCTTCGAATACCTGAACAAATTCTATGTGCAGGAAGGCAATAAGCGTGTCTCCGTCCTCAAATACTATGAGGCCGTGAAAATTCCCGGCACTGTCACCCGGCTCATCCCGGCAAAGAATGACACGCTGGAGAATAAGCTCTATTACGAGTTCCTTGATTTTTACAAGTTTTCCCGCATCAACTACGTCAGCTTCTCCCGGCTGGGGGGCTATGCAAAGCTGCAGACGCTGGCCTGCAAGGCCACGGGCGAGGAGTGGACGGACGACGACCGGCTGAATTTTTCGTCCCTCTACACCATGTTCAGCCAGCAGTTCTATGCGCTGGGCGGCGGCTCACTGGGCCTGACGCCGGGCGACGCGCTTTTGGTGTACCTGTCGGTGTACCGTTATGCCGACGCCTGCGAGTCCACCCCGACCGAGGTGCGGGAGAATCTGGCCCGCCTCTGGGATGAGGTGAAAATTCTGGCAGAGCCCCACGCTGTGGAACTGCTGCTGGAGCCGAAGCAAAGCTCGGAGCCGCTGCTGAGCAAGCTGAACATTTTCAGCTCCCGCCCCAGCGAGCTGCGGGTGGTGTTCCTCCACGAGCACAACGCCCAGACCAGCGCATGGGTGCGCGGACAGGACAAGGGCCGCGCCGCACTGGTGAAAGCTTTCCCGGATAAGCTCTATGTCAGCTGCCGGGAGAACGTCAACCCCGAGGTGGATGCAGAGCAGGTGCTGGAAGAGGTGGCCCATGACCATGCGGACATCGTCTTCACCACCAGCGCCCGGATGCATACCGCCTGCCTGAAGGTCGCGGCCCAGCACCCCAAGACCCGTTTCTTGAACTGTTCCCTCAATGCGCCTCATCCGCTGGTGCGCACCTACTACCCCCGCACCTATGAGGTGACCTATCTGCTGGGAATGCTGGCGGGCATCGTCTCCCACAGCGACAAGGTGGGCTATGCGGCTGCAAACCCGGTGTACGGTGTGCCTGCGGCCATCAATGCCTTTGCTCAGGGCGTGCGTGCCGTCCGGCCCGACAGCCGGGTGGTGCTGCGCTGGGCCTGTCTGTGCGATGCGGCACACCCGCAGGATTTCTCTGACAGGAAAGACATCGAAGTCTTCTACAGTCAGGACTTCCGGGAGCCGGAAGGTACCTACCGCGATTACGGCCTCTGCCGCCGTCTGCCCGACGGCGTTCTGCAGCCGCTGGGCCTGCCGGAGTGGCGGTGGGACGTGTTCTTCACCGAGATCGTCCGCTCCGTGTTCGCCGGAACATGGGACAGCGCCCCCGGCGGCAGGGCAATCAACTACTGGTGGGGCCTCAAGAGCGGTGCCGAGCGGGTGGAATACCCCACCCGGCTGAACGACGGAACTATGCAGCTGCTCAAGATGGCAGAGCGCCAGCTCTGCGATGGGGAGATACAGGTTTTCCCGACCGAGAGCTACAGTCAGGGCCATGCCCTTCACCATGCGGCTTCCGGCATCTATACGCCCAAGGAACTGATGGAGATGGACTGGCTGGAAGAGTGCGTGGAGGGCGAACTGCCCAGCTACGACGAACTGGACGCCAAGACCCGCAGCCTTTTGAACATCAATGGTCTGGACAACGTAAAGGGAACGCCGCAGTGACAGGCAAAGACCCAAGGATAGAAAAGAATGGAGCAAAAGCATCGTGAAAATACTTGCGATTTCGGATGTGCCGTCCAAACTGCTCTGGGACGAGAGAGTCCGCAAGCGGCTGGAAGGCATCGACCTTATCCTCTCCTGCGGTGATCTGCCGAAAAAATATCTCGAATACCTCACAAACTTCACCACCGTCCCCATCCTGTACGTCCACGGCAACCACGACGGCAGTTACAAGGAGTCAGAACCGGGTGGCTGCATCTGTGTGGACGATGCGGTCTATGTCTGGAAGGGGCTGCGCATCATGGGTCTGGGCGGGTGTAATCGGTACAACAGGGACGATACCTTCCAGTACACTGAGGCTGAAATGCGGCGGCGCGCCCGGAAGCTCTGGCTCGCGGCCCGGCGGGCGGGCGGCATCGACATCCTGCTGACCCATGCCCCGGCATCCGGCCTCAACGACGGCACCGACAAGGCCCATAAGGGGTTTCAGGTGTTCAACGATCTGATGGACCTGTATCAGCCCAAGTGGTTCATCCACGGGCATATGCACCTGAATTATGGAGCAAACCTGCCCCGTGTCTGCACCCGGGGCGGCACGACGGTCATCAACGCCACCGAACGGTACGAGTTTGAGATACCCGACCCCGTTCAGGTGCCGAAGCGGAAGCTGTTTGGGCGGGGATAAAAATCAAAGAAAAAGGAGAACGACAATGGAGATAGAACGCGCCTTGCAGCAGCTGGAATTGCTGCAAAAGAAGCTGTACGCCTACCACTGTGCGGACAGCTCCCTTTATCTGGACGCCGTGACCACCGCGCCCAGCGATACCTCCGAGGGCCGGGGCGTGGCCATGAGCATTCTGGCGGGAGAAAGCCAGAAGCTGATGACCTGCCCCGAGACGAAAGCGCTGCTGGATGAGCTGAGCGCCCGGGCCGGGGAGCTGGACCTCGTCCACCGCCGCGAAGTGAAGGAGCTGCGCCGCAGCTGTGAGCAGCTGACCCGCATCCCGGTTGACGAATATATGGCCTACAAAGAGCTGTGCAACCGGGCGGACAATGTCTGGCACAAGGCCAAGGCACAGGACGATTTTGCATTGTTCTGCCCCGTTTTGCAGGAGCTTGTAGACTACAATCGCCGCTTTGCCGGTTATTATGACGCCTCGAAAGCGCCCTATGACGCTCTGCTGAACGAGTATGAGCGCGGCGTGGATAGGAAGATGCTGGACAGCTTCTTTGCGACGCTGCGGGAGGGGCTGGTGCCGCTCATCCACAAAATCGGCGAGAAGCCGCAGATCGACGACAGCTTCCTGCATCAGGAGTACCCGGCAGCACAGCAGAAGGCCTTCGCCGACTATCTGATGGAGGTGATGGGCCTCGACCGCAGCCATTGTGGTCTGGGCGAGACGGAGCATCCCTTTACGCTGGAATTCAACAATAAGGATGTCCGCATCACCACCAACTACGACGAGCACAATGTGGCATCCTCGATGTACTCTGTCCTCCACGAGGGCGGACATGCTCTGTATGAACTGGGCATCCGGGATGACCTGCAGTACACCTGTCTTGCGGGCGGCGTCTCAATGGGCGTCCACGAGAGCCAGTCCCGTTTCTATGAGAACCTTATTGGCCGGTCGCGGCCCTTCGTGGAAGCTATCTATCCCAAGGTGCAGGAGTTCTTTCCCCAGCAGCTGGGTGGCGTGAGCGCAGAGCAGTTCTACCGCGCTGTCAATAAGGCTCAGCCCAGTCTCATCCGCACCGAGGCCGACGAGCTGACCTACTGCCTCCACGTCATGGTACGGTATGAGATCGAAAAGCAGCTCATCGGCGGCACGCTGGAAGCAAAAGATGTGCCGGCTGTCTGGGCGAAGCTTTATAAGGAATATCTGGGCATCGAGGTGCCGAATGACCGGGATGGCTGTTTACAGGACAGCCACTGGTCGGGCGGTGCGTTCGGCTACTTCCCGTCTTACGCGCTGGGCAGTGCCTACGGCGCTCAGATGCTCCGCCGGATGGAGCAGGACGTGGACGTCTGGGGTGCAGCGGCAAAGGGCGACCTCACACCCATCACGGCGTGGCTGCGGGAAAAAGTCCACCAGTACGGCGGGCTGATGGAGCCTGCCGACGTGGTGAAGAATGCCTGCGGCGATTTCAGTGCTGAGGATTATATCCAGTACCTTACCCGAAAGTACACCGGGCTGTACGGCTTATAAAAAAGCAAAGGCGTCTGCACAAATGACTGTGCAGACGCCTTTGTTCGTGTTGAGGAACATCACAGCTCCAGCTTGCCGGAGACTTTGTTGATGACATAGTAGGCCATACCCTCTTCAGGCTTGACATAGACCTTGCAGGACTGGACGCCCACTTTATGGGTGGCGCGGTAGTCGGCCTTGGCGCGCTCGATGACATCGGTGATGTTGTACTGGTTGGTGCCGAACTCGACATAAACCTCCGGGGAGAGCGGGGGACGACCGCGCCGCTGTGCAGCACCAGAAGATCTGCGCTTCTTCGGCTCTGCCGCAGGAGCCTCAGGAGCAGCGACAGCTGCGGGGGCAGCAGACTTTTTCTCAGACATAGCTTATACCTTCTTTCCTGTATTCCACTGCAAATTGGAAACGTGGATGATTTCCGGGCCGGAAGCTGTATTACCGGTCAGTCCGACCGCTTTCTGTTCGTGCCAACGATTTGGAGCACTATACTTATATAATAGTTATTTCTTTGACGTTTGTAAAGTATTTTTTGGAAAAATCATCCCCATATTTCTGCGCCCGGAACGCTAAATTCTGACAAAAAGGGGGAAGAATGCCCTATAAAAAAGAAACTGTCCGGATTTGTGTGCGGCACAGCGGAGAGAAAAGAAATGCGGCGCGCGGGGAAAAGCAGGAATTTCCGGGGAATTTACCCGGCACAGCAGTCCTCGGCCCGCTTCACGACGGGGGCGAGAAGTTCCTCGTCCCAGTCTTCGGCGAGGACAAAAAGGGCCTGATCAATGACCTCCTGTGCGCGGGCGTCCGGGCGGCCCTGTGCCAGCCGGAATACTGCTGCCAGCAGCCGCAGTTTGAGGGCGCGGATGTCCTCCGGCGCAGCCCAGAGCCGGGCGAGGTCGTAGTTGTCGGTGTTGCCGCAGCGCATGGTGCAGGTGGCGCAGTTGGGGGCGACGCGGTGCTTTTCCGTCTCGACGATGCTGTACATCCGGCGCAGCGCGTCTTCGGCAGCGTCCGGGTCTGCAGCCAGCCGGAGACCGGAGGTCAGCACACGGTCGGTGTCCTCGGTCTTCGGCTCGTTGACGGTGGAGCGGGCCAGCCCCACCAGCGCCCCTAACAGTGCATCGCGCTGGCGCTGGGCGTCGGTAACGGGGGCAGAAAGAAACTGATTCATAGAGAATACTCCTTTGGGTACGATGTTGTCTCTCTCAGTATACACGCCCGCGATCCAAAAGGGGAGAGGAAATTTGCAGAAATTTGATGAGTTGTGAGCTGCATCTTGATTTTGGGAGAAAAATCCGCTATAATAACTATGTTGTCTGTAAAATAGAATACGCCGGTGTGTCGGAATGGCAGACGAGGGGGACTCAAAATCCGCTTCGTGATTTTTCTTGTCTGTACGAGAAATTCACGAGTGCTCGTTAAATTTTGAAAGTTTGTCGAAGCAGGATTTCTTACATCCCTCCTGAACATCCCTCCAATCTTCAGAAACCGGTACTAATGTCCCAAAATTGAATATAAGCCGATGTGGCGGAATGGCAGACGCAAACGACTCAAAATCGTTCGGGAAACCATGTGGGTTCGAGTCCCACCATCGGCACTCCATCATAAAACAGCTTAGGATCGAAATATTTTGGGCTGTTTTTCTTTTTTTGCTCAGTTTCTTATACTTTGGTGTTTTCTGGGAAGATATTGACGATTGCATTCGCCGAGGACACCTTACTGGAGAAATCCAGATGTGTATAAATGTTGCTTGTTGTGCTGATGTCACTGTGCCCCAGCCACTCCTGAATCTCCTTCAGGCTCACGCCATTGGCATAGAGCAGACTGGCACAACTATGGCGCAGATCGTGAAAGCGGATACGCTTCATCTGGTGTGCGACCAGAAAATCCGGGAAATGCTGACTCAGAAAGTCGGGCCGAATCCGCTTTCCCATCGGGTCTACATAGATATAGTCAAGATAATCGTTGCAATAGCTTTTGCCGCAGACCTTCCGATTCTGCTCCTGCTCCTTTTTCATTTTATTGAGCATCTGCTCACAGGCAGGGATTAGGGGAAGTGTCCGGCAGCTCGACTTTGTTTTTGTCTTATCTCGTGCGATTT